ATCGCAAAGCCAACGTCACCGCAGTCGTAGAGTTCATCAAGGAGAACGACGCGCCGCCCCCCGGCGTGAACTTCACTTCCACGTTTGTCGTCGGCGTCCGCCGCAAATCATAAGGAGCTAGTCTATGGTTTCTCTTCCACCTCCCAATTACGGTCAACTGTCATCAAAGTTCGGAGACGCGCTTGACGACAACGCGATGGCCGGTGGCGTAACCGCCGGTTATCCCATCCTGCGCATCAAGGGCAAGGTGTGGACCATCACCCGCGCTGGTGCCGAGCCGCATGTCCTCATGCGTCCCGACAACGACGGTCCCCGCAACAGCGTTGAACTGGTCCTTCTTGCTGCTTCGCAGCATCTTTCCAAGGTGTTCTACGAACAGTATGAAGACGGCGCAGCCAAGCCGCCCGAGTGCTTCTCGCACAACGGCATCGTGCCGCATCCCAGTTCGACCAAGAAGCAGAATGCCAACTGCGCATCGTGCCCGCAGAACCAGTGGGGTTCACGCATTACCGCAGCAGGTAAACCCGGCAAGGCTTGCCGCGACTCCAAGCGGGTCGCAGTAAGTCCGCTAGGTGACATTCGCAACGAGACATTCGGCGGGCCGATGTTGTTGCGTGTTCCTGCTGACTCGCTTACAGAGTTCAAGAACTACAGCCAGCAAATGCGCTCAATGGGGTTTCCCTATTTCACTGTAGGGACCAAGATTTCCTTTGACCCAAATCAAGCGTACCCTAAGCTGGTGCTGACACCGTTGCCGCCTCTGAACGACGAACAAGCCGACGCGGTAATGGATTTACGTGCTGGACACGCCGTCAAGGAAATTCTTTCCGAAGGTTCTGAACTGGAACAGGAACCTCGTAATGTACCCGCGAAACAGTTACCAACGACGCCCGCTGTCACCCCACAGGCTGCAATCGCTGCCCCTAAAGCAGAGGCTGCAACTAACAAGACTGAAGCAAAAGCACCTGCTGCAAAACAACAACCAGTTGATCCGGTTGTTAAAGAAGAACCTGTCGCTACTAAGCCGGTTGCAGCAGAAGCTGTAGCGAAAAAAGAAAACTTCGAAGCGAGCTTGGAAGCTCAACTGGACAATCTTCTCTCTGATGCAAACTAAAAACTACTGGGGGGAGCAGCGTCTCCCCCCACCCCCACCCCCCACGGATCAGGTCGCATGTTTGAACACGCGCAAGCTTACTTTGCCAAGGTTTTGCCTTGGCCGCAGGAGGGTGACCCTCCCGCCTACATAAACATCCACTGGAAACTCAAAACGGTTAGCGAACGCACCGGCAAACCGATCTGGTCGGGGCGCGCGGTGCGTTCAGTCAATGAAGCCGTAGCCACAGTTAAGTGGGCCATGACTTTGAGCGATGTGGAGGACATCTACGTCTGCATGTCCTCGCAGAAGGAAGCGCTCGAAAAAGTATCCAAAAAGGGCATCCCTTATGTTCTGCCCATCCGCTCGCAAGACAACGCAGATAAACTCAAAAGCCTCTTCATCGACCTCGACGCCAAAGGAGAAGCGCTCAACAGCTATGCAAACGTCAATGACGCAGCTGCGGCGCTGAACGACTTCATCGCCAAAGCGGGCTTGCCCAAGCCCAGCGTTATCGTAACATCAGGAGGAGGGCTTCATGTTTACTGGACGTTCGCCAGCGCACTCACACCGACAGAATGGCAGCCACTGGCGAACGCGCTCGCAGAGGCAACCAAAGCCCATGGCCTCAAATGCGATACCGGCTGTACTATCGATAGCGCTCGCATTCTTCGGGTTCCTGACACTCTCAACCGGAAGCTGGATGTATCTCGTCCTGTTGGCCTTGTCGGCGGCAGGACTGGTAGTGACTACTCAGTGGAGCGCCTTGAGACAGCGCTTGCGCCCTTCAAAGTAGCCGTTCCTGTTAAGGCACTGTCGCCGTTCGACGGCTTCCCTCGCAAACCGCCAATCGAGGAAGCCAGCGATCTCGAAATGGGAATTGAGAGCTTTCCTTTAGTTGATCTGGATATTGTCGCCACCGAGTGTAGCTTCATTAATCAGGCGATTACCACTGGAGGTAAGGACTTTGCTAACCCCTTATGGAACCTCACCACTCTTATCTCGACCTTCACCGAAGGGGGCCGAGCCGATGCCCACCGCATGGGGTCCAGCCACAGTTCTTACGATCAAGCCGCAACGGATGAACTCTTCGACCGCAAGGAGCGCGAGCGCCAGAGCAAGGGTCTTGGCTGGCCTGCTTGCCGCACGATCTCTGCATCCGGACACCAAGGGTGCCAAGCTTGCGTTCACTTTGCGACAAATCGATCTCCTCTCCACGCTGCCACAACTAAGCTTATGGCAAAGGTATCGGCTCAGACGCCGCCGCCCAACGGTAATCAAGGAGTTAACGGAACATCTGTCAGCAACGACGATCTCCCAGCTGGCTTCAAGCGGCTACAAAATAACATAGTCTGCCGGATCATGATCGATAACGACGGCTCTACATCAGATTGGCCGTTAAGCAGCTACCCGATGTATAATCCGACGCTGCAAGTAAGCCCGCAGCAAACGCTTAACTTCACGACCAACACCGAGTTGGGTCGCGCAACGAGGATCGCGCTGCCCCTCAAGGAAGCATCCACCAAAGAGGGCATGATTCGGCTGCTCTGGAACCAAGGCATGCCGATACGCGATGGCGAGGCCAAAAACATAAGGGAGTTTGTTGTGTCGTGGATCGAAAAACTTCAAAGAAGCAAGCAAGCCGTGGTTAGCTCATCCCCGTTCGGATGGTCAGAGGACCATACAGGCAACCTTGAAGGCTTCGTTTTCGGCGGAAGCCTGTGGATGCCCAACAATCTGGACCGTGGCGCAGCCAACCCAGACCCGGTGCTGGTCAAGCGCTTCAGGCCAATGGGCGAGAAAGACCATTGGATCAAAGCAGCCAAGATGATTACCGATCAGGATCGTCCTGCGCTCGACGCCATCTTGGCTTCGGCGTTTGCTGCACCGCTCCTGCGGTTCGTCAACCTGCCGGGTATTCTCTTGAGTACCTACTCGACCGAGTCGGGCGTCGGCAAGACCACCGCAATGCGGATCGCGCAGGCCGTGTGGGGTAATCCGCACACCGCGATGGCTGGCACGACGGACACGTCCAACAGCGTGTTCGGCAAGATGGGCCAGATCAACAGCCTTCCCATCTACTGGGACGAGCTTAAAGGTGAAGACGAGAGCAAGCGTTTCGTCAAGATGGTGTTCGATCTGGTCAAGGGCCGTGAAAAGGACCGCATGACCCAGAACGCTAACATGAAGGAAGCCGGGTCATGGCGTACCATGATGATCAGTGCATCCAATGATAGCATCATGGATCACGTCGCCCAGAACTCCAAGAATACCGCCGCAGGCATCTACCGGGTATTCGAATACGCAGTGCCCCACAACAAGACCGGCAAGGGCCAGATCAGCAGCGCCTTGGCCGACAAAATCCACGGTGTCCTTGACCAGAACCATGGCGTAGTGGGCATGGAGTACGCCCAGTTTCTTGGGCGCAACTTCGCAACCATCGAGACTGAGGTGTTCGCGCTCAATGAAGAACTCAGCAAAGAGTTCGGTATGGCCAACGAGGAACGCTTCTGGCGTGTCATGATCGTGACGCTCCTGAAGGGTGCCGAATATGCCAACATGCTCAAGTTCACCAACATCGATCTGGTGCGGATGAAGAAGTTTCTGGCAGCTGTACTCGACAATATGCGAGGTGACCGCAAGGCGTCCCACGTCGATATGTCGGATGCTTTCAATGTGGTCAACGTGCTGGCGCAGTTCCTCAACGACCGCCGTGCCCGCCACACCCTGCGTACCAACCGCGTCCACGTCGGGCGCGGCAAGCCCGCTGCCGGTACTATCGAAATCAAAACCATGCACCCCGAGCGGCTGGACGCGATCCAAGTCCATATCGGTGTGCAGGACAAGGTCGTTAGGATTAGTAAGACGTTCCTGACGCAATGGCTCCAAGAACACGGCTACTCCATCCATATCATGATGAAGTCACTCGCCGCTGAACTTGGGGCCATTACAGTCCCCGCTCGCATAGCCTCTGGAACCGACTATGCAGGCGCGTCTGAGTACTTGTTGGAGATCAATTTGGCAGGCACTCCACATGCCAATTTCATCGACGAGGCGTAAACCCATGTTTGCAATCGAAAAAGACATTACTCCCCCGGCTACGTATCCGGCTGCTCCGTCCAATGCGTATTACGGATTTGAGCGGCTGGAGCCGGGGGATAGCTTCCTAGTACCGTGCGAAGGCCCCGACCGCCAGATCGCCGCGAGGCGTGTACGGTGGGCGATCAAGCATTACCGCAGGAAGAACGGCACCACATGGAGGACCAAGACTGTCTCCAAGGGCGTGCGAATCTGGAGGATCACCTGATGTCAGTCGTAGTAACTAGGTCAGAATTTACCTATGCCAAGGGCGATACCAAGTGCAGCAACTGTGGCGGACACTTACGCCCGCCATACATGGAATGGCACGGTCATGTGTATATGTTCTTCTGCGGACCTTGTTGCAGCAGGATCAAAGCGGGGGTCACAGCCGATCTGATCCATTGCACCGCTGTCATGGATATCCAGAAAGCATACGACGGCGACACTGTATTGGTACGCCGAGGCATTAAGCTGCTGGAACTGGAAGCAAAAATAGCCAGCCAACAAATTGAAGAATCCATGAAGCGCTAAGAAGGGATAAACTATGGCTATTATAACTGCGACGTTCGACGCGGGCACTGCAATCACCAATGTCGTCAACATTGGGAACACGCAGCCGCTCGTCCTGCTTATGCCGGATGACTGGACACTGCCCGCCAACCTGAAGTGTCTCTACTCCTATGACAGCACGAACTGGTACCAGCTTTATCATAGCGGTGTAGAATGGGTGCAGCCATGCGTTCCCGGCAGCGCATGGGTGCTAGAGACAAACCTGTGGCCCAAGGCCAGCTACATCAGGCTCGTGTCTGTTTTTAGCGGCGAAGAGGTCAATCAAGAAGCCAACCGCGTATTCCAACTCGTAACTGGATAAGGGGAAGACGATGCAAGTCAAGATTGGCCCGGTGTTTCAGGCAGGACAGTACATATCCGATTCCTTCTTTCTGGGGCAAATCGATCCATTTGTAATTATCGCGCCGGATGCGTGGACCGGCCCCGCAAACCTGCGGTTTCTCTTTTCACCCGATAACATCACTTTCTATCCGGTGTGGGCGGAACAGAGGGCTTACGAGGTGATCTGTCCAGCGGGTGCTGCGATCAAGCTGGAGAAAAAGGATTGGCCCAACGGCACTTATCTCAAGTTCGTATCCAGTTTCGGCGGCGCTAATGTCGCCCAGACTGCCCAGCGTACTTTCAAGGTGATCGCGACTTAGGGTCTTCCACCGGGGTTGCGTTCCCAGCCCCGGTTTTTCTTCTTGGACTGAACCCCAAGGTTACTCACCGAGTTACTCCCACCCGAGATCACAGACTTTTTATGAGCCACATCCTTACCGGCAAGCGCCGCAGCGCCGAGCTTCTTCGTCATAATGGCGCGGGCTTGGTTCTGCTGCGAGCGGTTCTTGATAATCTCAGGGCGAGAATTATAGCCCCGGTCCATCTTGCGAATCTGCTCAGGAGTACGGTGCGAAGAGGGATCACGCTTCCCAGCCATTACGTTATTCCTTTATTTTAGGCACCGCTCATCGACGCGCACTCACCTTATTTTTTAACCGCGCCGCCTTTGGATAACTTCAGCGCCGCAACCTTCTTCTCTTTGAAGGGGCTGTTTTTAACCTTCGGAGGTTTAACGGGCTGTATTTTCATATGCTTTGGATCATATACCATCGCTAATCCTCCGAAGGTTGTTAGCTTACGCCTTCTTCTTGCGGCGCTTCATGACCTTCTGGGCCACTTTCTTCACAGCCGACTTGGCTGCTGTACGCTTCTTGGTCACTTTCTTCTTCTTGTTTGGGATGCCACGGGGCATTTCGTCTTCCTTCTTGTGAACGCGGATCATGTCCGCATTCCCTCTCTATCACTTAAAAGCGTCCCCGGAAACCCGGTCTTCGCTATCTCTTCCCGCTTTGGAAGTCCCTGCCAGCCTGTTCGGATTGCTCAATCTCTCCACGCAAGCGGTTTATCTTCTTAGCGTAGTCCCCTCGCGTAGTAAGTTCTCGCCAATGCTTGCCGGGGGGAAAGTTACCCGCCTCATCGACAAGATCGTTGGGGTTCGGTTTAAGCTCCCGCCAGTGCTTGCCGGGTGCTTTACCCGTCTCATCAACAAGTCCGCCATCAGCGAACTTCTTGACCTTCTTGGATTGGTTTTTCGCATATTTAGTGGTGAACACCATTATCTGCTCCTGTATTTCTCTGCCTGACGCTGGTGCAGCTTCTCGGCGTACTCGTCGGCGTCTTTGGGCGTAGCAAACTTGCCCAGATGCTTGCCGCTCATTCGGTACAGCCGCCCCGCATCCTCCTCACTGAGTATGCTCTTGCCATACACTCTTGGGTACAGCACCTCCTTGCCGTCTTCTTCCGACGACATGGACCGCTCGGTGCTGATTGACCCGTCCTTGTTATGGATGACAGGTCGCCTGTCGAGATCGATGTTACCCGGCTCCACCAGCCCGCCCTCTGCGTATTTGCGTACTCTGCGGCACCCGGCCTTTTTGTAATTCACGGTCACAACTCGTCTTCTTCGTTCACTATGGCGTCAACCGACTCGCGCACCTTCGGCTTGCCCATGTCTTCGGGCTTCACCGGGTCTTTGGTCTTGAACTTCTTGAAGCTGTCGTTGAACGAGTTAACGAACCCGCCGCCTGCGAACTTACGGGTTTTCTTCTTGGGCTGCTTCTTCATGTATTTGGTGGTCGTGACCATCGTGTTACCTCAGAGGTTACTGGCCGTAGATTTGTTTGACGTTTTCGAGGATGCCCCGCGAGCGCTTATCGACCTTGACGCCCAACTGGTAAGAGCCAGTGTCTTCTTCAGTCTCACGGCGGCGTGCGGCCCGCTCCAAGTCTTTCTGGGTGATCTGGGCACCGGGGTCTGTGTTGGCCTGATTCCATTGCTGGACGGCTCGCTGCGCACTCACCTTATCTTTGCCTTTGGCGTTGATCCATTCAGTGATCTTCGCCGTGCGATCCGTCGCAAGCTCGCGGCTTTCACGAGCAGCCGTACTACGCGCCGAATAGTTCTCTGCCACTCTCGCCGGATTGATACCAATCGCACGGGCAAGCCCTTCAGCTGGGCTAAGTGCCTCATGCTGTTCACGCCCCGTCGGCGAAAGCTTCGGCCCCGACACGCCAACAATCGCCTTGGTAATATCGCTGACCGCACGGATCGGCGATGCCTTAGTGATGAAGGTGGCCACGTCGCCCTTCGCCAAAGCCTGCACGGCCCCGATCTGGTCGAACAGATAGGCAGGCGCGGCACCAAAAAGAGTATCAGCCAGCCATGCTTTCAAGTCATTGGCCTTGGTCGATCTCGGGGTGCCCTGCGTCAGCGGGCTGTCCAGCCCCAAGCGACCGGACATTTCAAGGCCGATAGCCCTGTAAAGTCCCTTTGAGATGATCTCGCCGCCCTTCTGCCCAGCCAGCCTGAACGCCAACTGCCGCACTGCGGCGTCGTAGTCCTCTGGCGTGAACGCGGTAGCGCCGAACACGTTGGCGGCCATCAGCGCCACCTTGAACGGTTCAGTAGGCAGGCCGAGGGCACCGGCCACCAACCCATGCGTCACCATCAGACCGGCGAACTGTTTCATGGCTTGAGGATCGCCCTTTATCGCGTCCTTCATGAGCCGACCCAGCATGAAGTAGGTCTTGTGGCCGAACTTCTTGAACTGCAACGCCAGCCGCCCGCCCTGCGTGTTGAAGATCGGCGCAGCGTTCCAGTGCGAGTAGTCGCCCATCGCTTCGTGGGTGGTGTTGTAGGCATAGGCCATTGCGGCTTCGTGGTTGCCGCCGTTCTTCTTGTATTCGAGGTTATAGGCGGTGAGGCCCGTCACCGTGCGGTTGATGGACTCGATGGCTTGGCCGACTTGGTTCGACATCAAGTCGGCGCGGTCCAGCGCCCTGCCCGCGATATTGCCTTCGGGGTTGGCGAACTTGCCGATCTCAAACACCGAAGAATTCGAGTACAGGTTCCGCGAGTCCAGATAGTCGATCATGTCCTGCATGCGCCTGATCTTGTCGGGACCAGCGCCTTTGGACTTCGCGATCTCGTCCTTGAACACCTTCACATAGTCGGTGAACCCGGTGTCGGAGTTGTAGGCTTTGACCATGTCCTTCAGACCGGCGACTACGTTGCCCCGCGCCCCGATCAGGCTGTAGGCGTCCTTCAGCGCCCGCGACGAGGCGATAAAGCCATGCCGCCCACCGATCAGCGCCAGCGAGGTCGTCCACGGCTCATGGGCGTTGATGATATGGAAGCTCGGCCCAGCCAGCTTGGACAGCCGCGATACCTGCAAGAGCCTAGTGATAAACCCGCCGCGCTGCTCTTCGACCGCCTTTGACTCCTTGCCGTAGATACGGCCCAGCATCGCCTGATAAAGCTCGCCGCGACGGAGGTTGTCCTTGTCGTATTGGTTCGCCTTGTTGTAGGCCCGCATCTCCTCGAAAAGCCTGTCCATCTCCGGACGATGGCGCAGCTTGGCGAGGTGGTTGGCCGTCATGCGGGCATAGTCGGCAGTGACGCGCACAATGTCATCCGACATGCCGCTGACATCGCGGCGCTGCTTCATGGAGTTCTTGACCGACGTGTTGCTGGAAAGCCCCAGCGACAATTCGTGGAACATCTCCCGCATCGCCTGCTTCTGCTCAGGCTCGGCGTCGATGTAGCGCTGCTGCTTCTCCAGCGAACGAAGAATATCCCCCATCGCCCCGGAAAGCTCACGCTCGCTGCTGTAGCTCTGGTCGCGATGGTGGTTGCGGGCACCGACCATCCCCGACTCGGCCATGAAGCGCTTGTTGTTGAGCGCCTCAGACTCGGTGTCGTGAAACTCGACGTGGCGGTTCTGCATCGACACGCGGTAGGCGGGGACTGCGTTTACTTCTTCCTTCTCCAGAATCTTGCTGTGGTCGTTGGCGTCCACCCAGACCTTGCGGATCATCGTAGGCGTCAGCAGGTTACCTTGCGGGGTATGGCTGTCCTGCTCCAGATAGGCTTTGACCATGTCACGGGCGGAAGCTTCGTCCTTAGCGCCGGAAGCAGTAAATTGCAGCGTGTTATCGCTGATCTTGGTGGCGTTCGCGGGCACCGACACTTCATGCTCGGCAGCGGAGATGAACTCGCCGTAGCGCCTGAAGGGTACATACCAGCCGTTGCGCTGATGCAGCGCGGCTACTTCTTCCAATGATTCGACGATCACATTGTTCTTGAACTTGACGCGATCCTCATCGGTAAGGCCGCGCTTGAAGATACGCTCGGCCAGCGCCGGATCGTAGACGTTGCCCTCGGTCAGGATGTTCTTGATGGTTTCCCGTGCCGTGGCATCGTCCT